TTCTTCCATACCCTCACGAATATCTTGAGAAGGTGCAGCCGCCGCTCTTTGCTTTGCGTTACGTGCCAGTATTTGACCAGCGCCGTCGGCATCGGTTACACCTGTTTGATACAAGTAACTTGTGGCAGCATCACTTAGACTTGCATCTGCTCGTTTGAATAAGTTAATAGTGCCTTCTAAATAACCGGGTTCGGGAGAAGCTTTGAGTTCGCCAGAAGACGTAGGCTTGATTGGTCCAGGCACAGGTGCAGTTGCACCGGCTTGTTGTTTGAAGTAATCACTACCCCGTTGTTGCCCGTGTTTAATTACGTCTTCCCATTTAACTCCAAACTTTCTAAGAGACTGTTTCATCTCTTCACGGTCAACGCCTTCTTCAAGCAAATTGACTGCGTCATCGAGCATCTCTACACGGTTTTTGTAAGGCGGTAATTTAGGCGCTTCGGGTTTTGGTTCTGCCTTTGGCGCGACAGGTGGCTTAGCGGCCGCCATAATTTCTTCTGCGCCAGTTCCCATTGAATTACCAAAATCAAAACTACTTGCAGTTGATTCTGGTTTAGGCGTAGGAGTGGGCGCAGAAGTTTGCTCCTGCTTACCAAGGTAGTTAAGAATTTTGCTTTTTGCTAAAGCAGAGTCATTGGTAGCAATATCGTATTGCTTACCTTGGTATTCGTAAATGGGCATTTAACGCCTCAATCAAGTTTAATTGGTTCTTCAGCAGTACCGGCACCAGCAGCTTTTTCAGCCTTTGAATGAATTCCACGCCATCTAGTTTCTTCTGCATTCCATAAACGTTGGGCTTCCGCCGTATTACCTTCACGTTGCGCTTTTCTATACGCAGTATTCATAGTTGGGAAAGACTTCATAGAATCTGCAACTTTAGCATCAATACGTTGTTGCACGGTAGCTGAAAGGCCCCTTGCTTTTGGTCCGCCCTCTGGGTTATCACTAAGAGAGAAATTTGCTTTTTCATTAATTTGTTTTTGCGTTATACGTAAAGCTTGTGCGCGAATGCGTGCTTCAAACGCTTTATCAGATTCACCGGGTTTTGGTTTGTTAGTCGCCATTAAATTATCGTATTCAGCATCAGCCAATCTTTCAGCCACTTTTGGGCCACTACCGCTAGCGCCTTTAGCCAATCGAGCATATTGAACATTACGTGTTGCAATATCTGCACTGTAGCGAAGTTTGTCACCTTTGGCTTTGTTAGCATCTTGTTGAAACTTGCGTGCTGATTCTACGGCAGCTTGAGCACCTGCTAAGTCGCCCTTACGTTCTTTACGTTTTGCATCAGCCAAAGCAAAATTCATTTGTTCTATTGAACGTCTTTCTTGTTGGTCAGCTTTTTGAACTTCGCCCATTTGTTGTGCAAATGCTGGTAGAGCTTCGCTAGCACCCGTAGCTAAATTATGGCCCTTTAAAATTTTTCCAGCGGCGGTAAGATAGGCTAAACCTTCCCCTTGTCTTTTGTCATTAGCTAAAGCTGCTTCACGTGCTGTTAATTTTTGTTGTGCTGGAGTATAAATATCTTCTCCTACATTAGCAGTTAAGAAATCAAAGTAATCTTTTCTAACTTTTTTAATTTCCTCAGGTGTCATATCTGCGGGATTAAAATTTGCATAAGCTTCCTGCGCAGCGGTAGCCCTACTTTGCACCGAATCAGGTGCAGAGTCAGCATCATACCCATCTTCTGATCCTACTCTAGAATCAGCAACTAAATTATCAAGCTCTTCAGGAGTAAAATTATCAGAAGTAGTTACTAAACTATTATTGTTTTCTGCTGTAGGACCTGCAAACGCAACAATACCACCATTGGCATAATCTTCATCAGCAGTCGGCAAACCGGCTAAACCGCCGGATGCTTGCATAACTGGAGCTTGAGGCGCTTGTTGTGGCATTTGACCTGCTGGAGCACCCATAGGCATCATCGCAGCCAAACCTTGTGGGGGAGTGGGTGGAGTCATTGCTTCGGAAACAATTGAAGGGCTAGACGTAGGTTGTTGTGCTTTACCCGCCATAGCCATCATGTTGGATTCTTTAACCAAACGCAACGCATTAAGCGCCGTATAAGGATCAAGTTTAGGATCAGGGCTTTGACCCATCACCGCAGCTTGCAGAGCCTGTGGGTTTTGTTTGTACCGCTCGGCGTAGACAGATGCCATGTCAATCATAATTATTCCTTACACCAAGTTATTCAAAGCAAGTGCGCCAATACCGCCGGAACGAGTCACACCGCCGTCGGCCATACCGACTGAGCCACCACTTGCGCCACCCCAAAGTTTACTGATACCAGCCGCACCCAAACCTAAGGACGCAATGTTTTGCGCTGTAGAAGGAGGAGCTTGGTATACGGAAGAACCTGTTTGCGTTAATGGCACACCACGAATAATATCGGACATAAAGCCCAACTGCTTATATGGATAGTTCTGATAGTTTAAATAATCTTGATATTTATTGGTCAAATCTTGTTGTACCTGCGCTTGTTGCTGCAAACCATATTGGTTCTGCAACGCATTGATACCCATGTTTTGTTGGTACTGTTGACCACCCAAAGCACCTAGCGAGTTAGCACTTGTTAGTGCTGTTTGCAAACCTTGCAACCCTAAACCCGCACCAAATTGTCCTTGTTGTGCATTTAACTGAGCAGCAGCTTGGTTTTGAGCTTGGGAAGCATTGAATTGTTGCTGGGCATTTTGAAATGCGTTGGCTTTATTTTGAGCAAGATTACGTTGCAAATCTGCGTTACCTTGAGAACGCATAATATAGTCACCGCTACCCCCAAATGCTCCATGAGTTGCGGCTTGAGCTTGCTGCTGCTGTTGTTGTATTGCATTGTTTCTGCGGGCTGCTTGGTCCATAACATCCGTATAAGGACTCATGTACTTTTCTACGTTAGCACCAGTAAACTCTTGGGGTTGATATGGGTTATATGTATAGCTTGTATTTAGTGCGCCAAGGCCAGCTTCGCCCGCCATAGCAGTTGCATCTTGCAACTGGGGGGAAGTTTGCATCAACGCAGCATTTTGATACGATTGGTTTTGCAAAGGGCTGAACTGCGCAACACGTTCACCCTGATACTGCATGTATGGGTTTGTAGACGTATCAGTTACGGCTTGGGCTTGTCCAAGCAACTGTTGTGCGTAGGGTGCGACTTCTGGCGCAAAGCCATAATTCGTTTGCGTAATTTGCGTTGGGGTTGAGCTATCAGCCATTTGTCGGCTCCTTATGCGGGAAGATATTTATCAGCACGGCTATTCTTAGCCACTTTGTCTTTACCAATTGAACCTTTACGGGCAGCTTGAACTCTGTCCATCATTGCGTAGAGCTTACGAGCACCGGCTTCTGTTGAGCCATTACCCAACTCAGACACAATACGTGCTGGAACTACAAATTCGCCGTCGGCCAAACGTGCAGGACGCTTGTTACCTATCGTTGCAGGAATGGAATCGGATACACCATCACCGGGGCCACGAAGCAGTCGGCCGCCGTCTGAGTAACCACCCAAATCAAATTGACCACCAGCAGCCATACCACCACCTGCGTAAACCTGTGGGGAAGCCATATTAAATTTGCCGGTTGACTTTGAAAAGAATGGTGCGTGCGCACTGCCACCACGAGCCATAGCCATAAGTCCACCCTGTGCGGCTCTATCTGCGCCGGAAGAATCAGGATTAGTAGTTGCCGCAGCTTTAGCTGTAGTGTCTGCCGTTGCCCCTGCCGAGAACAATTTTTGAACTTCAGTAATAGGCATACCCGTAGCTGCAGCAATTTGCTCAACTGTTAAATTGTTTGTTTTTGCCCAGTTATAAAAGTCGGAACTAGAAGGATTACCAGCCAAGTATGCAGAAACGTCTTTGTTGGTGACGTTATAAGTTTTCTTTCCCGTTGCATCATACGTTGGAATAGCGTAGTCAGGATTGATTTTGTATTGCTTAGTTGCTGGATCAAACAAATACATCTTTTTAGATATATTAGCTGGCATACCCAATACGGATTCCGCATAGGGTTTCATTACTTCACCAGTAGGTGTGTAAGGCGTAGCTGAGTAAGCAGACTTGCCTGTTAAATAATCTAAAGCTTGTTTAGAGCCACCAGTCAATGTGTTGTACTTGGCATTGAAATCTTCAATAGTTTTAGGCGCCTCAGGAATATAACCTAAACTTCCACCGCCTTGTGTCCAAGCATTACGAACACTTTGCGCACCTGTAAACCCACCCTCAGGAATACCGGGAATGTTAGGGCGAGTTGTGATCGTGCCGTTAGGATTGACAGTTGTAATGCCCGCACCACTTACGCCGGGGGGCAATTTAGTCGCGGACTCAAGCGCAGTTCCACCTTGTGTGTTTACACCAGTATTTGTAGTCGCGCCAGTATTTGTAACCCCAGTTAATCCTGTACTTGTACCTGTGTTTGTTTTTTGCTCTGTTTTAATGTCGTGATACAACTGCGCAGAAGTTTTACCTGTTGCACGTTGAACATCAAGTTCATTTATTCCAGCGGCGCTCATCGCAGCTTGCGCTTGTGCCAAAGACGTAGTGGCAGGTAGATGAGTAGCAACCCAGCTATTGATATTGGCGTTTATTTGAGCAAGGCCCCCTAATCCTCCTTGATCTTTCGAAGGTGCAAGTGCTGCCCAAATATCTGCTGCACCAGTAAACGCTTTACCTGTGGCTTGGTTTATACCGTATGCTGGATTTGTTCTATTAAAGTAATTATTAACATCATTGGTACTAAGCCCAGAATCTTTTAGAACTTGTGTTATTTCTGCGCTAGTGGCATTAGGGTGCGCCGCAACCCATTTATCAGCCGAATCATAAACGCCTTGTAATCCTTGGCCTTGGCCAATTTGGTAAACATCAGCCGCAGATAATCCCAGCTTTTGAGCGCCAGCTCCTTGCAAATAAGCCATTACAGCCGCAGGATCAGCTTTAAATTGTGTTTCTGCCGCAGTCAAACCACCGGGAGTATTTAATACCGCAGCATTTTTAGGATCAGCAAAGAAAGATGCGTATTGATCGTTTGAATAACTTGTGTATGGGTTAGGCGCAGTGGCAGCGGCAGCGGCGGCGGGAGCAGCGGCGGCGGGAGCAGCGGGAGCACCATAATTTAGCTCGCTTAAATTACCTGTATAACCAAGATTTTGAGCTACAGTTGCTGCGTCGGCAGCACTGAGTCCGTACTTACTAACTACATCTTGGGCAGACATACCAGCGTCGGCTAAAGCTTTAGACGCCCCTGCATAATCTCCAGCTTGATACGCAGCCAAAGCAGCATCGCCACCACCGCCAGAAACAACACTACCTTCAGAACCATCAAAATGTGCAATGCCACCTTGAGCCATACGCAATACAGGTTCGTTATTAAATTCTAATTGTTCGGCAGGGTTACCGGAATTATTGTTGTTGGCCATAGCCATCAATCCACCGTCGGCAGCTTTTCTTGTAGCTTCGTATGAACCTGCTGGAGTGTACGCACCGCTGTAGGGATCATAGCTATATGGCGTAATTTTGCCTGTTTGCGTGACTGTTTGGGGTAAGTTATTTTTAACATTCATTCCAGCAAGAATAGCGGGAGCGGAGGCGTACATAAGGGGTTTAGCATTTTCGCTAAGAAACTTCATTGGGCTATTGGCTGCTGACCCCAATCCGGCCGACAGTTTCTGCATGGAAGACGCATCAGGTGTAACACGAGCAGTTGCATTACCAGCTTCTTCAATAGCTTGACGCTTCATTGATTCGATTGTTTCGGGAGAAAGGCCTTGTTCTGTACCTAAAGCTACAGCATCTGCCCCTGCTGTTCTAGCTGCTTCACTTGCAGCCAAACTTGTAGCTTCATTAGATAGCGCATTAGCACCCAGGTTAGCCAAACTGTTACCAATACTGGCGCCACCATAAGCACCCAAGCCAGCTTGTAAACCTTTACCAATACTCCCAGTAGCTAGAGCTTGAGCCCCGCCAACCAATGCTGCAGTTTGCCAAGCTTCCGTAAGACCAAGAGATGCCCCGCCAGTAGCTGGAGCCAAAGCCACACCAATAATAGTTGGCAACATGCTTTCTAAAAACCCAGCTTCGGGTAAACCCGTATGTGGATTAGTGGTCAAAGAACCGCCAGTGGCGTGCGCTAAAGCTTGAAGCCCCTGAACTTCTTTAGGGGTCATGTGAACAAGCATCTTGTCGTTACCACGACCTTGTTGCGCTAAATGGTTGGCTACGTGTTGGAGACTCATATTTTCCCCGTAAATAAGTTAGAGTTTATCATATCAGCCCACTTTCCAGTTAGTTCCGTTGGAGAATACAGGCACCGTGTTTGACCCGCCACCAGCAACTGTCGTATTAAAAGTGGTGACTGACGAATCAGACACAAAGGTTCTAGCCCCCGCCGTTGCGGTTACTGCGCTGGGTAAATCCGCTACCTTATACACATTTGTTGAAAGATTAAGCACTGTTACCAAAGAATTTAAACTACTACTAGTTTGGTTAAAGTACAAACGCAAGACGTTGTTTAGCTGATCCTGATACTGCCGCTCGTAATCCGTTGTTGCCAACGGTAGGTTTGGTGGGACTGAATTGGTAATGGCTTGCGTCATCTTCTGCCGTCCGGTCTAATATCTATACGCGGGGCGCCCAACTGCCAAGTTGTACCCAAGCCAGCCGAGTCAATCTGGAAAATCATCTGACGACCACGGAACCGTGTGTAAATCTGCCCAGTAAACTCTTCGGTAATAGCGTAAGTGCTTGTACCTACTACTGGCTGAAACGCATCGCTTGTTACCCCAGAACCCGAGTTTGTCAAGCCATACAGCGTCATGGTTACGCTAGGAGAAGAAGCCGTAGAGCCAGAGAAAGTCAAGTCAGGAAGCACGCGCCACACAAACGCAAAATTATGGCCGTCGCCAATATCAAACTCGGAGGAAGCAATGTATGCAGCAAGAGGCGCTGGAGTACCTGTCTCGTTGTCATCTATACCGTCCTCATGATTAAGTAGCTTACCGCTGTATGTTGCAGCAATAGGATTGTTTTGTAGTCCTGAATCTAACCACGCTGTGCGTGCCATTGAACCATAGTACCAAACTTTTTCAAGGTAGTTGTATATGACATACGTATCAATTGTCGTGCTGTTTGCAGAACAGTAGAACCACCATACTTCATTAAAGCCTTCATTGGTGCTACAGAATACTTGTTGGGATTGCGCTAAATTGATGTTTTGGAAAATAAAGCGACGCAGGTCACAGTTAAGCGTTTGTACCCGACCGTCATACATGTAGAACTTATCAACGCCCATCCAATACACAACGCCTGAAGCAATCACCGCCGCATTAGGGCCAATGATAGAAATGTTGTCACCCAATAATTGGGACTGCCACACATAAGGAGGGCCTAGATACTGAAGAGAATAGACAGAAGAGTCTGTCAAAACCACAATCTCTTGACGGGTCTGTACATAAGTAACGATCTGTGAACCGTGGGAAAGCCTAGTAAAACCAGCCTGACTTGTGGCATCTGGCGTCCAGTTGAAAGGATCTCCCTGCGCTGACCATCTGATTAGCATAGGATCCATCGTTGAAGAACCGTAGTCATTTGTGCCAAATACAATAACGAACCTAGATGCATCAGACACAATCAAGTTGTTTTGCACAACAGGTACGTCTACGATCAGAGAGACAGATACACCAGAACCTGTGGATGAAGTATTAACCACATTACCGCTACCATCCAACAAATTAGAAGTAAGACCATTTTTGTTGTAGACATAGTACGTAACATTAGCGCTCATGCCTGTTGGCATAGAACCAGACGCCGTAAACTGAATGGCCGCACCTTCAGTATAGTCAACTGTAAAGGTCACCACAGTAGGAGATGCGCTTGTAAATGTAGCAGTCCCACCTAAACTATTGAGCAAAACACCGCGACCATTGACTGTATAAGATGCCTTCCAATAATAAAGACCAGCGCCCCTTGGGCCGTATAAAAGGTTTTCACCAAAGTTAAACTGATTCCACAGCTGAAGACTGTTGGTTGTTGTGCCGCCATTACCCCAAGTGCCAGAGCCCCAAGTACCAGCGCCCCATCCATTGAAAGGAACCTCTGTAGCAGGGCCTGTATTGACTTGAAATTCTGCCGTAACGGATGCGCCGCCGCCTGTTGTACTAGACGCTGCTGTACCTGTAACAGAAATTTTAAAAGTGGTGGTGGATGGAACGGACGTTATTTGATATTCACCACTGACAGTCACGCCAGCTACTGCAGTAGCGCCTGATATTTTTACAAAATCCCCAAGCAAAGCACCGTGGGCGCTAGAAGTTGTAATCGTAACCGTTGTTGCCCCACCCGAGTTTGTTGTGGTGTCTGTTGCAATTGGATTATTGGGCAAAGTAACTGTTGAACGAATCGGCGTAATGTCATAGTACGCAGTACCAAAAGTCAAATAAAACTTTAAATTTGTACCAACCCCGATCAAGTTTTGATTAGCAAGCGTTACCCAGTTCCACAAAGAACGGCATACACCAAGGAATGTTTGTGTAGAGTACTGTGTCCAGCCGCCAATCTTCTCAGGATTGCCTTGGCGAAAGCGAATCTTATTGCACTCATACCACCCGCCCTCGGTCGTATACCGCGTATTTTCACGGTTAACCCCAGGTTTAAATAGTATCTTTTGTAATGGCATGATTTAGGTGTATGGTCTTGTGCCCATTTTATCAATGATAAGGGCTTGCCGTCTAGGTTTCATTTCGAGGCTATTAGGTACGCTAATGTGCGTCCAGCGGTCAAATTCACGGATGACTTGGTCGTACTCCAGTTGAGAACCTATGATGGTCTTGACCACCTGATCTGGTGTCATTCCTGGTACGCGCAGGTCTGCCGCACAGCCAATACGATGTTGAGAGGTTGGTTTTGAACCTACCGCTTGATTCACTTGGGCGGATCGATAGGCCGAGTTAACCATGATCGGAACGCCACCCAATAGCTCTTTAACTTGTTCCAAAAAGTTTGCAAGACGAACAAGGTTTTGTCTTTCAGATTCGTTAGGTTCATTGTCAAACTCCCGATGTTCAGTGATGGTTAGTTCTTCAAGCGAAAAGTGGGGTGATAAAAGTGTAGTCATTTTGTTGGCGTAGATTGGTGGAGCATCGTGTCTTTGGCTTGAGAACCAGAAGACGAACCAAAGTAAAACGATAGGACAAGCATCAAGGCACCGTCTAGCGTACCCAATACACGGGCAATCAATTCACGCATGGTCGGCTCAATGACATGGGTCAATAGAAAAAACTGCACTGCTGCCCAAGCCAGCACAATCATCACGGACAACGCAGGAGGAATAAAGCTGCCTGTGGTCATTTGCATCTGACGGGCGCTTGCTCGGTCGGCTACGGCTAACTTCTCAAAGTCAAGACCCATCTCCTGCGCTCTAGCTTTAAGCGCCAACTCCGCTTGTTGCAGTGCCGCAATTTGATCTGCACTCATCTTACCCGAGTTGATGGTGTTCTGAACTTCACTAGGGTCAACCCCTATAGCTTTGGATACAGCCTCAACCGCCATACCTGCAAGGGGGCCACCAAGAGCTGTAGCTATCGTGGGCGCTATTGACTTTAACCAATCCATTTATTTCTCCAAATGATACTTAGACTTCTGGTACTCGTTATGCACGTAGTACATCAACCCAACAAACTCAATCGCCAAGATCAAAATTGCAGCGTATATGGTTGCCCGCACTTGATACTTTTGAATGAGAAGTCTACGCCTATACGCAGCTTCCTCCAAGGCTTTTTTTGTTCACGCTCGAGCTTTTCTCGCTCTTTCCGTACAACTTCTCTCATGTCCACAAACTTAGACC